GCCCTGCGTTCTTGCAGCAGCGTGCTATTACTTCTCTGTCCATTACGCTCCACCGTCATCATCAAGTGTCGCCACGGCATCTTGCTCAACGTCAGACATGATCGTGTGCGACCTAATTAGCTCGGCCACTACATGCGGCAGCGACCGCGTCGACAGGTGGCTCTCGCTATCGTTTTTGAGTGCGCTCAGGCACTCTCCGTTCCAATCCCATGCCACGATGCAGTAGCCCGCCAAACTATCATTAAAGCCATCTGCTATCTCAGCAGCCGATGCAGCAAATCGGGCCCGCGTTTGCTTGGAAATCAGCGTGCGTTTGCTCTCAAAAATACGGAGAACAGTGCCGGTCTTCTTGAACGTGACTTTGCTAATGCGAGTATGGGCCACTGTCATAGCTACCTCATTGATGCGATTGAGCGCGCGGGGGCCTGTTCTGCGCGCAGTGAATTGGTGGTGCGGGTAGTGGCGTACCGTTTCATCATCAGCGCATAAAACAGCGCCTTGAGCACGTCGTCGCGCGCCGTCGACACTCTGCCGTTCTGTCTGTGATAGCTGCGCTTCTCTTCGAAGAACGGCGTGCAGGTTTTGAAAACCTTGAAGCGCCCGCTCTTCATGCGCTCTTGCATCTCAGTGATAATCGGCTCAACGGGCTGAGCCCCGCCCTTGTCGCTCGCCTCGCCCGGGTTCCTTGGATAGCGCGCCGACTTGCCGAGCATGTTCACACCAAGCTCGCGGTAGCGCTCCTTCAGCACCCGGCCACCGTCCTTCTCTCTATTGAGCCCGTCGTGGGGCCACGAGACAGGCACCCACTTGTTCGCCTTCGTGAGCCACGCCGCGTGATAGGGCGCCAGCTCTTGATCCTTTTTGTAACAGTCCAACAGGTAGAAAATGTCGGTGTCTCTGTCCCAGGCGCAGTCGACGCCGGCGGCCGGATGGTCGAGGCCGAAGTCGCAGCCTTTGATGCGAGCCCAGTGCCGGGGAACCTCGAAAAAGTCGATTGTTATTTCTCTATCGTCGACCGCAAACACCATGCCCTCTCCGAGCATCGGAATGCCCTTCGTGCGGGCGTCTACCTCGTGAGCGCGATAGCGTGCGGCGTGCTCAGCCTTTGCCTTCTCATCCAAATGCGGCGCGTCATCCCAGGTAGCGCCTTTAAGGAATGTTCCAGGCAACCCTTTGATGAAGTAGAGGACAAGCTCAGTCTCACCGCGCAACGGCGTAAAAGTTACCATGAGACGCCCGCGCGACGTGAGAATGCGCGTTTGGCACTCGGAGAATATCTTGTAGTCGGCCGCTTCTTCGTCGAGCCAAACAATGTCAGGCGCGGTGCCCTGCCATTTTTCCCAGCCCATCTCGTAGGTCTTCAGGTTGCACGTCGACAGCCCGCCCGAAGCGTGCCTAACCTGAAAGCTCTCAACGACGTTTTTCACGCCGGCCTGTCTCGTCGACGGCTTACCTACAATCTTGCCGCGCGGTATCCAGCCTGTTCCGAGGTCTTCGCCAAGGCCGCCCAACAGTTCCTTCTGAACGATATCGCGGCTCGTCTCGTTTGTCGGCGAACCTGTCCACACCAGCACAGGCTTATCGCAGCGATGCCCGCCCCAGTCGTCGGGGTAGTCCCCCGTCATGTGATAGGAGACTTCAGCCGCTGCCGACATCGTTTTTCCGACGCGATTCGCGGCCATGAGCATTCGCTCTTGGCATGTTTTGCCCGCGTCGTGAAACTCGCGCTGCCACGGATAGGGGGTGTACGTCCTAATCTTCGTACCGGCGAGCGAGTGCGCGAACTCTTGCTGCAACGACAGCAGCAACTGCTGCTCTTCGAGGGTCATCCTCACAACAGTTAGCCGCGCAGGCTCATAAGCTGAAATGTCTCATCGACGATTTCAGCCTGCTCGAACGGCACGCAAATAAAGTCGCGGCGCACTGAAGCAACAACACGATAGTCGTGCGTGTCTTCGAGCCACTTAGCCACCATGCCACGAGCGACGCCGTAGTGCGACGACAAGCCCTTGTCTTCGAACAGAATGACGGGGCGATGCGCGCGGATCGTGTTCGTGGCGCCCTGAAGAGCTGCAAGTTCCCGGCCTTCAACGTCAAGACAGATCAAGTCGACCCCGGGCAGCACCATGTCGTCGATGCGAAGCGTCGGCACGTTGCCGCCGAAGTGTATGCGTCCGCAGCCACAGTTCTCAGGCTCGTCGAACCGGATGCCGACGAGCGCGGCCTTGTCGCCAAGCGCAGCCTGCATCTTGACAATGTTTGGCACGCTCGCTGTGTTGACGGCCAGCGCCGTGAAGTTCATCGGGTCAGGCTCAAACGTGTAAACCTGCTCGAACAGTTTTGCCAGCTCAAGCGGCCAGACGCCACAGTTGCCGCCTGCCTGAACAGCAACGCGGCGCTGCTTACAGCGGTCGACCGCAAGCATCATGTCGCCCTGCGTGCTGAATACGGCACGGGCGCACTCTTTGTCGTAAGCGGGCCAAAGCAGATCGTTCACCCGAGTAAAGCCTGTAATTTCTGTCATGTCAGTTTTGGTATCCAGGTTGCGTTGACTTGCCAGGGGCGCGGGCGGCCGTGGAAAAACACGACGCGGGCGGCCGCCGGCGGCTCTTCAAGATTGTTGCGGCGAATGTCGTTCTTGTAGGAGACGAGCGCGCCGGGCAGCACTTTCTGCCAACTGCGCCACTCGCCAAGCGTTTCGCCGATAAACTTCTGATCGCCGTGGCCACCGCAGCGCGCCATGTGCGCGGCCGGGAAGCGCTGCCACTCGGCCCACAGGAAACGGCGGTCATCTTCGGTCAAGTACATGACCGAAGATTGAAACGTGTTGCCGGTGTTAACGTCGTCGAGGCCGACGGTTGACCCGACTGCTGACAGCTCAGCGCAACCCCGGACAATCACCGTGTCGAGGTCAAAGTAGAGAACATCGCCCGGAAGGGCATCTGTTCGAAACAGCTCCATTTTTGCCCACCAGCCGGGGTACGTGTGCACGAGCTGCACACGTTCACAGTCCACGTCGGCATCTGAGAAACAGACCACTCGGACACCGGGCAGATGCTCGTCGAGCTGTCGCTTCAGCCACGCAACGTGATGAGGCCCGTACTCACCGCCCGAGCGGAGCACGCACACTGCCGTCAGCATCAGCTTGTACGGAAGCCGAGCTTCAGCTTGATGCCACTTACCGTATGCGTGGGCGCGCCGCGTGTGATGCCGGCCACGTATAGCTCCGTCGAGCTGGCAACAGTCCGAAGAATAAGCCCAAGGTTCAGCTTGGTCGCGATCTTGCTGCCAACGAGGGCAACGTAGTCGCTGGCTGCGATGCTAACGATGCCGAGTATAGCCCGGGCATTGGCAGCTGAGATACTAACAGCGGCATTGATCGTGCCAAGATTGTTAGCTGTATCCATGAACACAAGATCGAGCGCGATGCCCTGGTTGTCTTCGTCCAACAGCGCAAGGCTCGTCAGCTCGCCAGCGCCGCCGGCCGTCTTCAACGCGCTCGCGATTGCGATTGGATTGAACAGCACGTCGCCTGTCGCGTATGCGCTCGTGTCCAGTACCGGAGTGACTGTCAGCACGCCGCCGAAGTTTGGCAGCACTCGGATGCGCTCTGTCTGGGTCATGTTTTCCTACTCGGGGGCGCCGAGCCAGTCGCGCGTGCGCCCCGACATTGATTTGACCTTGCCCTCGAACGCCAACAGCCGGGCGCGCTTCCAGTGACCATCTTCGCCTGTTCCGTTTTCCGTCTTTGGCCCGGCGGCTTCGGCTGAGGCGAAGGCTGTCTTGCGCCAGGGTGGCTCGCCATTGTGGGGCCCGTCGTCGAGAGGCACGCCACAAAGAACGATCTGGTCATACCCAAGCCCGACGCCGACCATCGTTGCACCAAGGCCCGACGTTCCGTGCCCGCCGAAGGGCCAGTGGTGCCGCGCACCTGCCATGCACGAGTGCGAGTTACGCGGCGTCTCGAACTCACGCGTGTACTCGCAGCGCCTCGCTGCGACGAACTTCTCCAACAGTCGAGGCTGGTTTGAATAGATATGTTCGATATTGGCGGGCATGACTTCAACGAGCTTGTTGATCGTCATAATGTCCCAGCCACACTTTCGAACCTTGCCGCGCTCGTGGTCGTGCCGCGCGCCGAACAGCTCAAGATCGTGCCACACGCCGATGCCGTCGCCGCAGACGATCAAGCTCTTGCCGGTGTATGTGCCCGCGATGCGCGGCAGCTCGCGATCCGAGTAGCCGTAAGACAGCAGCCAGTCTCCCAGTGCCATCAGGCGTCTGCCCCACAGTCGCAGGGGCCTACCGGAAGCGCGGGGGCGTTGTGCTGCGCGCAGTCGCTGAAGTGCACGCCCGATACCGACGCCTTGCCGTAGCCCTTCTGTCCCCAGTGGATCAGCCGAACGCTCGGGTCCATCATCACCTTGAAGCCGGCCTCGCGGGCCACGCGGCAGAAGTGGTAGTCCTCGCTCTCAAGGCTGTCGTCGTGGATCGGCGTCATGTAGAGCGCGGGGACGCGACCATGCTGCCCCTCGTAGTCAGGTTTCAGACTGTTCGCCATCTGCTTGATGAGCGACTTGTCTTCGTCTGTTGAGCTGCTGATCTGCGAGAGTAACTTCAGGCCGCGAGCTTCTCGGGCATTCAGATACTGGTGAAGGTCGATG